TATATGTGTCGTATTCGCCAATTCCTGCAAGCACACCAATATAAAGCTCATCAGCATCCGTGACCGTAAAACATAGCGGGGACATAGATGACCATGTTGTTACTCTATAACTTCCGTTCTGCAATGGAGATCTCGTATCAAAACAATAAACCACGCCTCCCGTTGGAAAGTTGATTAGGAAAAAAGCATTTTGAGCATCATAAACAGTTTTGATGTTTCCTGTTTCTGACCTAGCTCTTGATTTTATATCGTTGTTTACGTTTTTAGATATATCACCAAGAGGACTACTCTTTTCTTGTATAGTTCTGGCTAAAGACCGAACGCCACTGTAATCAAGAAAAAGAATGTCTTGTCCTGTTGATTGAACGCAATCTCGTGAAACAATACCAATATTTAGGATTGTGTCAGCTAGTGCCATTGTTGAAGGCGATCCCGCCCCTGAGTAAAGCAAAATAGATCGCTTGCCAAGGATGATTAAAAAATCGTTATGAGCTATCAGGCTGACTATTTCATCAAACCCACTAGGCCAGACGGTTGTTAAATCAAGGCTTCCGCTACTGCCCCCACTGAAATCTACGCCATCTAACTGATCGGAAAAATAGAGAGTCCGTTTGTTGCCGGTGACATCAGCGGCCCAAATTCGGCCAAAAGCTGCAAGACAGACATTTCCCTGCGGTGCTGTTCCTGCCGCTCCAGCGTGAGCCGAAATCGTGGTAAGAGCTGAGGTAGCTGCGTCATAGACTAAAGGCGCGTGGCCTATCTGATAAAAATAGAATTTATTGCCAAGTGAAGCCATCGACCAGTTGTTTGCTGAAATAGTAAGGCTTCCAGTTATATCAACAAGAGTCGAGGTTCCTTTGAAAATCTTGTTATTGCCGCAGGAGAATACAATTTTGGTTCCATCGTATTGAATAAACTCACCAATGGACTCAATTCCAGCACTAGAGCCAAGAACAGCAGATCCGTTTGAGCTAACCATCTTGTAACCTTTGCGCGAAGCCACTCTTCCTTCTTTATCAATAATGCAATTGGTGGCATCAGCAGCAAATGAGGGGTCTTGCTGCAAAGGGGCATCCTGGGTATTAATTCCAGCAAACCCTGGTGCAGATATAGTTATGTTTTGAAGTGCCTGGGCCATCTAATTAAACCGCCACAAAAGTCAGTTCGTTCTGGTATTTGTTTGCATCAAGCTGAATAGCATCACCCAAAGCAATAGATGCGATTCCAAACTGTTCTGCTCCACTTTGACCCCCCGTTTCACCCCTTTCTCTCAATGCCATTGCAAGAGCTAACTGGATTACAGGATTGCTTGGTACTTTTAAAAACGTAGCTCCAGAATTCAGAGCTGGCTGTGGAATAACCATATCAAAACGCAGTTGATATATAGCGTCTGGAATGGGATAAACATCAACTTGCAATTGTCCTGTAGCATCAGTGCCGTTCCATGTGAAACAGTCAGGCGATGATTTTGGTGATGTTCCAAGATAATTTTGATTGTTGAAATAGTGTCTAGTTTTTCCGTTCAAATACCAGTTTGAAGTGTCATTCATTACTTCTTTTAAAATAGCGTCCTGATAAGCGCCTGTGATCGCATAAGTGCTTTGATCATCCACTGTCGGCACAACAATAGTCTGCCTTAAGGAAGTCCATTCATGTGAATTTTCAACCGTTGTTTTTGCGTCATTAATCAAATCGCCAATCATTATTGAATAACTGTTTTCAGCAATACCTGTGACAGTATTTTCTCTGAGCCTTCGCATAACGGAATTTATAAGATCAAGAAAATTCATAGCTAGTACCTTCTTCCAAAAAAGCTATCGGTAATGGGAGTGTCGCTCTGAAGGCGTTTTTGCCGAGCTATAAATGTGCGTTCAAGCAGAGTAGTTGGTTCTAGGTCTATTTTTGGCACTGGTCTTGCTGTTATTCGATCTAAAGCCGCCCCACCGCCTCCAAACCCGCCGACAGTGCCTTCAACAGTGCCAGCGACAGTACCAGCAACGGTGCCAGCAACGGTGCCAGCAACGGTGCCAGCAACGGTGCCAGCCACAGTACCGGCAACAGTACCAGGATCAGCCGGGACTACTGGATTAACCGGATCAACTGGAACTACTGGATCAACAGGAACAACAGGACTAACAGGATCAACAGGTGCTACTGGATTGACCGGATCAACAGGAACAACAGGATCAGCCGGGACTACTGGATTAACAGGGTTTACAAGATCAACTGGAACTACTGGATCAACAGGATTAACTGGGTTAACTGGGTTAACTGGGTTTACGGGGTTAACTGGGTTTACAGGATCAGCCGGGACTACTGGATTGACCGGATTGACAGGGTTAACCGGGTTAACAGGATTGACCGGGTTGACAGGGTTAACTGGGTTTACGGGGTTAACGGGGTTGACGGGATTTACTGGGTTAACTGGGTTAACTGGGTTGACGGGATTAACTGGGTTAACTGGGTTAACAGGACTATTTGATGCCGCTGCTGCCGCTGCTGCCGCTGCTGTTACTGCCGCCGCCGTTAATGGCCCTGTGAAAATATTATTATTATCTGGAGCTACACTCGGTATTAGTGGAGTTGTAACTATATTATCTTGATCAGCACTTACATTTCCATTTGCGCCAGAATACATATCGCCTACTTTATAGCTACTTTCATTATCTCCCAGGTCAACGTAGTTACTCACTCCCGTAACGGTATTTGTAAAAACGCCATTTCCTTGATATTCATAGATCATTTCATCCCCAAATAAGGGATCACCCGTATCGCCCGGTAATGCTGGATCAACAGGAACAACAGGATCAGCTGGAACAACAGTGACAGTATTTTGAAGGACTACATAGTCATTAACAGCTTGCTCTGAAATTCCGTATAGCTCCGCAACTTCCTTAGCAGTTTTAGTGTTGTTATTTATTTCATCAACTAGTGCATCAATCTCTTCTTGAGTAGCTTGATTTATGTCAAGCGGGGGAGAACTAGGGACAACAGGATCCGCAGGGACAGGCTCGTTAGTAGGGCTTGGGCTATCATCACCCCCGGAAAAAATGCCTCCTATAGCTCCTACGGCTCCTAAAATAGCTTCAACGGCCGTGGCTGGACTACCGCTACCGCTACCGCCACTGTCATCACCCTCGATTATAGAAATATCTCTTCCGATCATTCCGTTAGCGTCAGCCATCTCATAATAATCAAAAGTCGCTGTATCTATTAATTGTCCATCACTTCCAGTTGTAATTCCGTGATCGGTTAATATTTGCAAAACCGCAGCATTTTTTTCTTCTTTTGACTTCTCTATATTTTCTGCTAACCACTTATCTTTGGCTTCAAAAGCTGCATCTCTAACCGCTTTAATAATATTTGCTTCTGAATAGTTGCCGCTATTTAGGACATCAGCAGCAGTCGCAGCAGAATTGGCTGCTAAAACATTGGACCCAGCATCGCTAAAAACGTCATTTATTGAGTTACGCCAATCCATTGTATTATCAATTTGATCCACAAATGTGTCACGTTTTGCTCCAACTAATAATTCAATAATATCCATTATTTACCTACTTTTGAAACACGTTCAAATGTACGCATTGTGCCTAATCCTAAAAGAGCCATTAGGACCGGAAGCATTACGGAGGTGTCAATTTGTGGAACTATAATTCCAAATGGATGTGCAAGAGGCGCAACAAGAAAGTTTACTCCAAATCCAGCAACACAAACCCAAGCAGTCGCAGGTCTCCAAGATGATTGAAACCAGTTTCCTTGAGCCTCAACTTTATTAAGCTCTATCTGAGCTGTCATTTGGTTGTCTGCAAGAACAGCCAATTCGTGACTTAGTTTTTCGCGCAAATCCCGATCTGGAATTGCCTTTTCCAAGATCGACATTGCCGGGTTTATGAGAGCAGTAAGTGAAGCCAGCATTTAGATAGCCGCCCAAACTAAGCCGACAAAGATTACAAGCCCGATCACAATTGATGCGCCTAGAGTTGAATGAGTAGTTGTCTGCACAAGTCTCCAGGCTGGTCCACCAATGTATTTTGCTAATGCGTTTTTAATCATTTGCCTACATCTCTTTTTTTGTCATTAAATTACTCTAACCTTAAGGTTGTTCCCAGCCAGGGCTGTAATTCTTACCTTGTTTTGAGCGGGAGCATCAAAGTCATAATCAGTACCAAGAATTGCACCTTTATTTAAAACAGTGGCATCGTAGTTGATTGCTACACCGTCTGATGAAGGCACAGTAGTTCCGCTTGCTAGGTTGAACACGATGGCTAAGTCTAGGTCGTTGCCCAAGACTATGTGGTTCGGGTCTGTGACAGCGTCTAGTTGAGTCTTGTCCATCTTGTTTGTGTAGCTTGTTACTCCCATAGCGTACTCCCTTATGAGGTTGTCACTATAGTTTAAAATATACATTTTAGTCCCGTCATTATTCACCCTTACTTTAGCAGTTCCTCCAATGTTAATGCCAAACAAATTGACATAAGATGCCGTAGAAACATCAAAACCTGTAGTCAGGGTATATTCATAAACCTCTCGGTTGTCGTTACCAACGACATACATGTGAGTTCCGTCTATACTGAATCCAAGACCCGTAACAATTGTGCTTTGAGTGCCAACATAGAAATTTTGACTGTAAGAAGCTGTAGACACATCAAACCCTGTAGAAAGAGAGTATTCGTTTACGTCATCTCCAGAATATCCAAGAACAAACATTTTAGTTCCGTCAGGATTAAACGCCAAAGCGTAAGGCGTTGCTTCTTGACCTGATATAGAAAAGCTATCCGTAAATGAGGCAGTAGATACGTCAAACGCCGTAGTCAATGAGTATTCGTTTACATCTTTGCCTGTACTCCCAAGCACAAACATCTTAGTCCCATCGGTACTTAAAACTACGTCATGTGGGGCGGTATCTTGCGCGGCAACACTAAAGCTATTAACGAAAGAAGAAGTGCTTACATCAAAAGCTGTAGATAATGTGTATGAGGAAACGCTATCGCTAGATGTTCCAACTACATACATTTTGTCTCCCGAAGGACTAAAACAAAAACCCATTATGCTTGTTTGTTGGCTGGCAATAGAAAAATCATCAACAAACACAGAAGTTGTTACGTCATATGTCTGGACCGTATAAGTAGCACCCTCCATAGCCTCCGCAATCGTAGCAAGCTCAGTATTCGTAGTACCATTCGCCCACGTTTCTGAAGCGTATGTGCCGTTAGAATTATACTGCCACGTTCCACCGTTATTCCGAACGATGTCTCTCTCGCCGCTTGTGTTGTCTACTATGCCCCACGTTGTTCTATCGTCTGTAGAGATGCAGTAGTTTATAGTGCCACTACCCGCAGCTTGGTTAGCTGTCATAGAGTTGATGTCTGTCCAGTAGGTTGAGTCTATGGAGGCTGTGGTGTGGACTGGGTTGTAGCCTGTTGCGGTTGCAATTACGCCTACGTTGTATTCGTTTACATCGTCTCCACTTTCGCCCAAAACAAACATTTTAGTGCCGTCAGTGCTAAAGGTTAATCCTGTTGGGGTTATTTCTTGAGCGGCTATACTAAAGCTATCTGTAAATGTTGAGGTACTAACATCAAAGCCAGTAGATAGCTGGTACTCATTAACATCATCTCCTGAAGGGCCAACAACAAACATTTTCGTACCGTCAGTATTAAAAGCTAATCCGTGCGGGTCTGTTTCTTGTGCTGATACTGAAAAACTGTCAGTAAACGAAGAGGTTGATACGTCAAAGCCAGTAGTCAATGCGTACTCATTAACATCATCTCCTGTAGAGCCAAGAACAAACATCTTTGTGCCATCAGTGTTAAAAGCTAAAGCGGTAGGAACTGTATCTTGTGAGCTTACACTAAAGGCATCAATAAACGAGGCGGTTGACACATCGAAGCCGGTTGACAATGCGTATTCGTTTACGTCCTGACCGCTTTGTCCACAAACAAACATTTTAGTACCATCGGTGTTAAAGGCTAATCCTCTTGGGATTGTTTCTTGCGACCCTACAGAAAAAGAATCAACGAATGTAGCACTTGAAACATCAAATTCTGTAGACAACGTGTATTCGTTTACGTCATCTCCTGAAAAGCCAACCACAAACATTTTTGTGCCGTCAGTGTTGAAAGCTAGGTCTTGTGGTTCAGTCTCTTGACCTGATATTGAAAAGCTATCTACGAAAGATGCCTCTGAAACATCAAAGCCCGTATTTACACCACTCAGCTCTAAGTCACCGTCCGTAGTGTTATACACTGCGCCGTACATCTCCCAAGAGCCAGAGGCAACCTGAGCGTATGACGTAGGAGTTGTGGTTTCTACATAGGAGCCGCTTGTGGCTGTTAAGACAAACACGCCTGAGTTGGCTTCAATGGTCTTGCCTACGTCCGCGGAGGTGAATGAGCCTGTGCCTAGTGTTAGCGGCGTAGAGATAGTGTATTCATTTACGTCATCACCTGTATAGCCACACACAAACATCTTAGTGCCGGTGGTATTGAAGGCTAGTGCAGTAGGGCTTACCTCTTGAGAGGCTACTGAAAAGCTGGTGTTAAACGATGCAGTAGATACATCAAAGCCTGTTGCTAGTGTGTATTCGTAAACCGAATCGTTATCCCTTCCCGCAACAAACATACTAGTTCCGTCAGCGTTAAAAGCTATACCTTCTGGGGTCAGGTCTTGACCTGCTACGCTAAAAGCATCTGTATACGAAGCTGTTGATACGTCAAAGCCAGTTGATAGTGCGTACTCGTAAACACTATTGCTGGTATCACCAACAATAAACATCTTAGTTCCATCGGTGTTAAAGGCTATATCTTGTGGTTTTATATCCTGTGCTGCTACACTAAAACTATCCGTGTACGAAGCTGTAGAAACATCAAAGCCAGTTGATAAGGCATATTCGTAAACAGCGTCTCCGGTAGAGCCACTGATAAACATCTTAGTGCCGGTGGTATTGAAGGCTAGTCCATAAGGATTCAGATCTTGAGCTGCAACACTAAAGGCATCTGTAAACACGGCAGTAGAAACATCGAAGCCAGTTGATAAGGCATATTCATTAACATCGTCTCCTCCATTACCTGTAACAAACATCTTTGTTCCGTCTGTATTAAACGCTAATCCCTGTGGGTTTGTTTCTTGAGCTGCTACTGAAAACACTTGTGTATAGACCGCAGTAGAAACATCTCCAACACCCCAATCCAAAGTAGTCGCCGGCGCGCTATCCAGCCTTGTGTAGTTCTCAGTAGTAGAATTGACATTCCAGTTATTATTAGTAACAGCGGTCTGTGCTACTTCTTTAGTCACAGAAACAACAGGTGCGAGAACGCTGTCAGTAAGGCTAATAGTAGTTGCTTGTCCGTTAGTAAATGTTTGAGTTAGCGTTCCAAGCGTTGAAGGTGGTAGGTTCGTAAATCCTATATTCCCACTAGAAGTTTGAGATAGGATTTGTCCGTTATTCCCATTCGCCGTAGGAAGTGTAAACTGAGCGGCAAACGCTGCAAGATTTGCGTCTAGGCCTGGGATTGTTGCCCAAGAAGCTACACCGCTGCCATTACTTGATATTACTTGACCTGACGTTCCATCGCTTGCTGGAAATACAACACCTCCAGCCGTTAAATTTGTTGTTGCAAAGGTTGTTAAACTACTTGAGCCACTTCCAGAAATATTTCCTGTGACATTGCCCGTTAGCGGCCCGGCAAAACTTCCTGCTGTAACACCGCCAGAAAAAGCCGCAGAGGTAAGTCCAGATAAGGCAGCATCAAGATTGACTGTTAATTCCTGACCCGAAGCAGTTGTAGATATATTTATGCCGCCAGCAATATCAAGAATTTGAGAATTTAAGTCCACTGATTGCTGACCGCCAGCGTCACCCTGGAAATCTAAGTCTTGATTAGTCGAAACAGAATCAACGTAGTTTTTTACAGAAATAGCAGTAGGGACATTTACGGCAGAAGCCCCAGACATTGTATCTGAATTTAAAAATGAGGCTATTGAGATTGAGCCATCACTTAAATTTCCAAACTGAATTGTGCCTGACGCATTAACGCCTACAAGAGAAGTCCAACTTCCGCTTGATAACGAAGCAGTTCCATCCGTTAAAGTTGCCCCGGTAACACTACCGGAAGTAGATAGGCTTGCTCCCGCAATAGCTCCAGAAGCATTAACCGCAACACCGTTGAAGGTTCCTGTTGCTGTGATTGCTCCAGTAGTAATACTTGAGGGATTTGTGCCAATCTCAACAACCGCCGCAGAAGCATTCTCAGTAAAGAGCCTTCTATCTGTGACATTGACCGCAAGTTCTCCCTGGACAAGCTGTGAACTTGTTGGGACATCGGTAGCAGTGCTGGAATTCTTGGTTACTATTATGGGCATGAGTTCCCCTTACTTTAAAAAGAAGGGGGGGAAATGAATACCCCCCCGAACTATGGGGAATTGTTACGCATTCACGATTAAGGTGAACGCACTGTCAGGACGATATGCAACACCGCCATAAAGTACATCACCAGTTAGCAAGTCAGCTAACCACTCTTGCTTGTACTGAGTTTGAACCCGAACGTCTTGCTGCATAGAAAGAACAAGAGAAGATTCATGCAAAAGCATAGCTGCCTTCAATTCACCGCCAGCCGTATTCTCAGCAGCAGTTTCAGTTACAGGACAGTTGGTACTGACCATAATATCAATACCATAAATGTTACCGATCTTTCCGTTAACTACACCCTGGCCGCTAACAAAGTCAGAGCTTACATAACGGTCGATGCCCATCATGGTTGACCTGGCGCTAGGTGGGATTACGAAATATCGCTTGTCGAAAGGAACATCTGCGTCATCTTGCTTAACGATCAAGCCTCTGAATCCCGCGTCCGTTAATAGGTCCGTGACGGTCACTGTGTCAACCGCGTAGGGGGTAAGACCATTGGTGCTATCAACAAAAAAAGCTGCTGAATTTACCGGAGAACTGCCGTTACCATCACCTAGATTCTTGCCTAACGCATGTAAAAAAGTGTCTACGTTTTTGGAAAGTGCATAACCGCAATCATCAGTATAAAACTCCTGAGCTGAAGCTAGTTCCTGCATCTTCGCCACATCTTCAAGCAAGCGTGAATACTCAAAATGCTGGTTGATAACAATAGGGACGTTGGTCGCAGTATCGTTCTGAATCGTTACCGCTGTTCCTGCTGCCTTCGCCGTTACACTTCCACGGCCCGGAGCGGGTACGTTAATAGTGTCACCTTTTTTGCCCGTCATAGGCATTTGCTTGACAATATTCGCCATTACGATGCGCTGCTGGAAAGCTGCGCGTACTTGGTCGCTCCACAACTCAGGAATAAATGAAGCCTGAGTTGTTACATTACTTGCACCGCCTTGGGCGGGATATACTGATGTTGCCATGATGAATCACCTTAAATTGTAAGAAAATAAATTAAGTGACCCTTCCCTCTCGATACATCTTCTCAATTTGAGGATAAAGACGCCGATAGCGTTCGGGGTCATTCATTCTGAGTTTGACGAGATCATCACGCGAGATACTTTTACCAGCAGACGTTTCTGAAGAACCTTGAGCGTTACCCGTTGCCCCTCTGCGAGCCTCGGCTTTTCGATCTTGATTCTTTAGTGCTTCTATTTGTGGAGATGGCTGGCTTACCGACTTATAAGCAGATAAAAGCTCATCCATTATTCCAACATTCATAGACTTCATGCCACTGGTATAACTCACGGTGCGACTTGGTGACTGTGCAATATAATTCTTAAAGCCATCGGTATTTAACACAGTAGAAGCGTCTGGATGCCTCGCCTCAATATCACGAGCCGCGCCTTCAGCTCTCATTCGAGAGAGTTCTTCTTGCTGGTGTCTCATTGCCGGATGATCTTCAATGCTTTGTTTAATAGCACTAGCCGGATCGCCAAAATAGTCAATCTCTTTGGCTTTGGGTTGTTCAACTTGCAGTTGGCTGTCAACGTAACTTTTCGCGCTTTTCATAGCCTCTATTTCACGCCTAACGTCTGCGACTTCATTAGATTGCCTACCGATCATAGATTTCTGATCGTCCAGCATTTTTTCTAAATCATCACGAGTTTTAGCGCCATAGGTGCTGTCTGTCGCTTCCGGTTGTCCCTCTCCCTGCGTTGGTGTTTCCAAGGCATCAATTGGGTCGTATTCAGATTGCTCTGTTGCTTCTGCCATTGCCGTATTTTCTCCTGATTAAGTTATCCATTAGGGCTTAAAGATTATTCCGCAGGACCGTGGAGTTCAGTTTCTCTGCGTTCTGCCTTTATTCTCTTCTGCCTACCTTTTGCCCATTTCATCGTGGCTCCTGGGAAGTCACCACTAACGACATCGAGCATTGGTCCTGCATAAGAGACTAATCGAGTTGATAACTGCCGACAGTTAGGGCAATCAATTTGCTTCACTGAATCGTCTATAAATTTCTCTGTTATATGCCCGGAGGGGCATTTGAAATCATAAATCTTTCTGCTCATACAAATCTTCAACCTGATCCCTCAGTGAAGTGACTAAGGCGATGACATCTAGCTGCCCCTTTCGGAAGCGTAAATCATCGTTATCTTTCGTCCATTGCACTGAATTTATGTTGACTCTATTTTCCTCAAGCTGGTCTATGAGGAACTTCCAGCCATCTGTCAAAAACATTTCAAACATCGCTTCGCAATATTTTTCATCTTCTAACGACAGACTCATGTGATTTTCACCGTAACACCCATATTAAACTTCGTAAAGTATCGTAATTTATCTAATATTACGGGCCACGTTAGCCCTTGATTGATCAATTCCGACCTTTCTTTCTTTGATTGCAGTTTCAGCTATTTTCAGCTTTAGCTTGTCATCCTTACTTAGATCGCTGTCGGAGCGAGTAAGGTCAGCAATAGCCTCAATTCGGTCACTTTCGAGCTTAATTGGGATGCCTATAGTCTCTGCCTGGATCTTTTTAGCTCTAGCTTGCGACTCGGTTGCTTGACCTACCAATGCAGCAGTTTGCCCTTGTGTAAACTCAAGCTGAGTTTGAGCATTTACTTGCTGCATCTCTTGAGCCTGCGGATCAGGCTGCATAGATTGATCAATCATCGCATCGAGTTCTTCACGGTTTGAAAGAGCCATATTGTTTATAATTGACTTAATCAACGCAGGATAAAGCGGATTGTCTTGGGGCATAGTCTGCAACAACTGAACTAATTGCGTGACCTCATACTCTCTTTGCAGAATTCCAAGGCTGGAAGTGACAGTAAAAACGAAATCTTCCACCGGATAATTCTCAGGGTCATACTGCATGTAGCGAAAAGCTGCCATTTTCACAAAGGGGATCAAAAAGCTCTCTTGAAAGTTGACCAAGGTGCGTTTTTGGCGCTTTATGATGGCAGATAGCCCCATTGAGAGGGTTGATGCAGCGGTATCACTGAGATTACCCGGCATAGCAGAGTCTACTGCACCAGTTGCTTGCTGAACCATCTGCTGAAGCGCATTAGCTTGAGCAAAAGTGATTTGATTCACTTGACCAAAATTAAAAGGCTGTAAAACCTCCGCAGGATTGCCATTAGTTAGGATGATCTTCCCTGGCCTTATCTCTGGCTGTGATCCTCTAGGAATTCTGGTGCTGTCCATCGCCATCATAGGCGAATTGGTTAAGGCTAAAGCGTCAATTCTAGCTCTAAGCTCAGTATCTAAGGCTTTTTGTGAGTGATATGCCTTCTCAGCTACCCCACGCCCCCAGAATCTTGACGGTACAACGTCCCAAGGAAAGGCAATAACCGGGCGATCTCCCATTATGTAGGGGTTTTCAATCGCTTTTAATACAGTGTTACCGTTAGCGATGACAATGCAGGCCTCAACGTAATACGGGCCTTCATCAATATCATCTTCATCTTCAGCAAAAGGTAATAAGAATTCATCGTTGTCTTCTTTTGACTCTTCTTCCAGTTCGGATATGATTTCCTCAAATTCATCAATTGGGTTTTCTAGTTTAAACTCATCAAGTAGATGTCGAGGAACAAGACCGTAATATTTTGTAAGCCTAACAACATGATCAGGCTGATCGCTCAACGTAGGGTCTGGTTCAAGAATATCGGTGCTGGTAGCGCCAGAGCTTTCAATAGTGACATCTTTATAAATGCCTTTTTCCTGCATCAACTTGATTGAATGGGGGGAAACATCTTCATCAATGACCACCCCCAAGCTTGATTGAATATCGGTGGCTTCTGGTTGAATTAAGAAGTTTTGAGGAAGGACTGCTTTTAACTTAACAACTGTTCTTTCTTGCTCTTGTGTGCCTTGGGCCATCATACCGCCCATTGGTCTTGTCGCTGGTGTTTTTTCATTCTCTAAATCAATAATGACTTCTGCTATCCCGGTTCCAAAAATAGCTGCGTTGAGTAGAACTTCACCAACATCTTGTCTAATTTTTTGTTTCTGAAAATCCTCGGTTAATTTATCCCGAAGATATTTAATGTTCATCTTGTCTCTTTGTTTTTCTTGCAGTCGCGCCTGGAATATTTGCG